ATGAGATACAGCATCTCTCCAGGTAACTCTAACCTTTTTCGCTTTCGCCTTTACCATAGTATTTTTCAAATAAAGCTGCGACTTTGTTTATGTAAGCTGGATCTCTTTGTCCATCTTTCCAATATCGAGGATCTTGCATCATAGATCTTAAATCTTCTAAACTTGGAGCAGCTTCTATGGCAGTTTCTGTTGTAGGCATTGGAGCATCTTTTGTTAGTTTCATCAGTTCTTCAATAACTTTTACACCAGCTGCTGTGCTTGCTAAATTAGATGCTGCCGAATAAGCATCAGAAGATAAATTCTTCTTTGCCCATAGATCAGCTGCTTCTATTCTTTGTGTAGCATTTTCGCCTAATTGTTGTTTTTCTTCTTCCAATACAGGAAGTGCAGCTATTTGATTGTCTACAAATTTTTTAATACCATCATTGTATTCTTCTTGAGATAATCCTTTTTTTCTAGCTGTTTCTTCCCACCATTGAAGCAAGGGTATATCTTTGTTTACTTCTATAGATACACCCTCTGGTATTTCTGGTTGGAATAATTCATATTCCTTGGGAGTATTGGCTATTCTTTCTTGTTCTATATCTTCTCTTATTTGTTTTGATAGTTCTTCTGTTCTTGATCCTAGTTTTTTTTCTAAAGAATTATAACTACTAGCAAGATCTTCTAAATTTACTTCATTTGTATCTGCGTTCCAGAATTTTTCTGATACATATTCTGGTCTTTGTGATTTTAGTTCGCCATTAGTTTTTTGTTCTTCATCAGCCATTTTTTTGTCCTCGTTTTATTTTTTGTTTTATTACACTTAATAAATATCTTTGACCCTCTAAATGCCATAACACATTACTACTAGAGTTTGGATTTGCCAAAGAGTTATTTGTTATTTTTTCGAGGTATTCGATTGCTGCTTTGCCTTTAGTTCCATTAAATACGCTAGCAAAAGTCCTGTCATCATCAGTAGCTACCTCTTTATTGTTGTTCTTGCGTAGGGTTTCCCATGACATTTCCAGGTATATTACCTTGTTGAGCCATATTTTGCAACTCATTTACTAGAGCTTGTTGTTCTTGAGGATCTCTAATTAATTTTTCTGGTAATCCTAGCTTTTCAGCCATGTATCTTGCTACTTCATCTTGTTTTACAATCATATTAAGTATTTGTGGTCCAAATGTTTGAGCCAAAATAGCATTAAAATTATTAACTACAGCTATATCTTGCTGATGTTGAGCTTGAGCTAGAGGAGATTGAGATATAATTGTTACTTCTCTATTATCTATTCTAGGTATTTCTATTAATCCTCTTTTTGTAAGTATTCTAATTATTCTTCTAAGAAGTGGTTGTATTAATTCTGATTGTAATCTACCAAATGCAGATCCAATCTGTCTTGATAGATCTGCCATTCTTTCTGATACTTCAGTAGCTGACATTGGTGTACCCTCTGGTCTACCAAGTGTTTCCATATATAGTGCTTTTCTAATATTCTGACGCATATCTCCAAGTATAAGTTGAGCTACATCAAATCTACCTACTCCAGCTAAAGGAGTAAGACCTCTACTGTTTGGAGCTACAGGTATTAGACTACCAGGTACTAGATTAATATTATCTGGATTAATAACTCCATCATCTTCATAAGTATAAATACCACTAATATTCATCTGTGCATTTTGTAGTATTAATTCTACTGTAAGGTTTGTTGTTTTAATTGCAGCCATAGCATTAAATACTGGACCACGACCAAATACTTCTCCAGATGCTTTATTCCATCTAAATACTACATAAGGATTACTACCTATTCCAGATAGTTCTTGTTCAAATATCATTTCTTTTTCATTCATACAAACAACACAATATTTAAATTTTTCTGAATTTGCTTCATC